TATTATTTGTGAAGTAAATCCTTCATTATTATACTTTGAAAAACTTAAGTTTACTTTCGCTCTTTCAATTTTTTTATTCGGTTGATACAAGTGTCTATTACAAGCCATAATCGCAAGACCGCTGCTAATAGTAGCATCAAACTTAGTACGCTTAGTAATATCAAATTTCGACCAATCATTTAGTGTTCTGTTAAAATACATATTGCCACAACCTCCATCTGGTTTTAAACCCACATGTTCTTGTATGTAAGTTTCAATTGCTGCCGCATGAGCTTGCTTTATGTCTTCACTAGAGTTTGGTATACCACCTATTTCTTTTTCACTTTGTGATAATTTATTCCAAACTTTATCTGGTCTATTCATTGAATAACCTCTATAACCTCTTCTTCTTAAATGATATAATAAACGTGGTTTGTTGTTTTCTGCAAGTATTGGCATACCATAAAATACCAACGCCATTAAAACGTCTTCAAAAAATATTTCAGCTGTTGCTGGTCTAGCCACGTATTCTAAAAAGAACTGACTAGGTGGTGCGTCTTCCATGCTAAACTTTGTTAAACCATGTAAAGCGCCGTTAGATCCTAAACCATCTACAGTACCTGATATATCATAACTATCACAACCAAAAGCACCCATGTGCTCATTGCCTGGATATTTAGTGCCATTTTTGTCAATTACTCTATTTTGTAAGTGAGTTGGTGGCACCCAACTAATTCTAAATCTACCTCTTGGATCAGGATAAAATTGTACTTTTGAATCTTTTACCCCGTTAATCCATTGAAAATTACCAATAGATATACCTTGATTTGTTTCTTCATTGTAATCTATTTGCTCGTATATCTTTACTAAATTAAATATACTGTTTTTAGTTTCATCTCTAAACGCGTGCTCTTCAGTTCTTGGAAACTGTCTATAAAATTCATTTAACGCGTCTTGGTCGTTCTTCAAACCATCAGCTTCATTTTGCCAATGATCTATAACGCCAGTATCAATAAGGTCATTGTGTGGACCGTAGACCTCGTTATCTGGTGTATCAAACACAGGTAAGCCATACTCATCCATAAAGCCTTCATAGTTCCACTCCATTGGTATAAAAAACGAATATAGTCCTGAAGCTGTCTGGCCATTTTTATTTCTTTTAGTTACGTCAGAGTTATAATATAATTTCTTAAAATTATCACCACCTTTGTCTAACGCGTTACAAGTTGAGCCCATCATACACTTACCAATAACTCTACTACCTAATCGTAATGTGGTTTTAGTTACTCGCCAGTTGTTTAGTATATTATCTGGTCTTTCCCACTTACCACTTTCATCGTGTACTAATAACTTTAATTTTTCTCCGTCATACGAATTATCACCGGTATTTTTCCAGTCAATAGTTGTATCGAGCCCCGTGAGTTCTTCAGGTTGATCTTCGGAACTTGCGGTGAGTTTTCTTCTAGTAAGCTTTGAAGCAGGTACTCTATAAGCCAACTCTGTTTTGGGTCTGTCCATCCCGTCTTGGATCGGTTTAAAGAAGAAAGGATAGTTGACCGAAATCGGGACAATTTTATCCGTGAACATTTTCTTCGCATCGGCACCAGATTTGGACAATACCCCGAAACGTGCATCGGAAGATATTGTGGCGAGGTTAACTGTTTCCCCCGACGCCATAAAAGAAAAGCCTGAGCGTCTGTTTTTGAGATAGCACATACCATAACTTCTGGCATCCGCTTTACATGCCTCCCAAAAAATAAAGAATAATCTATTTGCTTCTCTAAAATCAGGGTGTCCGACGTCAATCTTTGACCATTGGAGGTACATGTAATGAGTACCAGTAATATAAGTAGCAATGCCTTTGTTATAAAACCAGAAGCCATTTTCTCTCTTTGTAAACTCTTCTTCAATATAATCAATATACTTGCTTTTAAATTCATTAGGATAATCTCTCCAATCAAATATAGATTTTATCCTATTAAGTTCTTTTGGATATGGTGTTACTTCCCATTTGTCCTTTTTAAACTTATGTATTTTCTTTGGTTGTTTAGGTAATGCTATTTGTAGATTTTGTATTTCTATTATATCACCTATCATGCCTGTTTTAGATATAACAACAACATCATGTTCTTTGTTATATCCATACTTCCACTTTTTGCTTTTGTTTAACCTATTTATTGTTGTTAATTTTATAGGTTCAACAATTTTACATAATGTTTGGTTATACATTATTTAGATCTGTTTTCAGCAAAGCCGCCAAAGGCTTGTGTTTTATCTTCTTGCACTTTACCATCAAGCATGTTCTGCTCGTCTTGTATTTTATTTAATATCTCAAACGCATCAAATATAGCTAGCTTTTTAGTTGCTGCGGCATTTTTTAATCTATCAGCAGATACATCCTCTTCTGTATCTACAATTTCTTCTTTAGCAACTTTGATTAATTCATCAACAGCTTTATACCCAGCTTGGATTATATTCTTCTTCTTGTCCTTGATATTCATATTTAATTGTAATTGAATTAGTTAACACTCTATATAATCTCTCGCGCTCTATAACGAACTCAAATCTACTATTAGGGCTAAAACCCACTAAAGTATTTTCTGTTAATCCTAGCGCGTTTAATTTATTATTAGAGTATTTTAAAATACCTATTAACGGTTGCTCTTTTTCATCACTGAGTTTATCATACGATTTTATTGGCTTTACAAAACAATAATCATCAGGGGCTGTCCATATACCTTTATGTTTATATAAAAATATTTGATCTTTAGATACACAGTATGTATCTTCATCTATAAAGCTTCTACTGTTTTTTTCTAACCCCTCTGCATTGTACCACCTTCTAAACACATTGTGGTGAAGAATTACTTCATCACCAACTTGTATATTAGTATCACCAACTGTAGGTAACGCTTTTACAATACCTGTACGGTTTATCATTAAATGGTCTTCTAATGAAGCGTTCAGCACGAGTTCGGTATCACCTACTTGCTTCGTGTTGTTATAGCGTTTACCTTTTGGTGTTATGATAAAGTCAAATAGCCCTTTCAATATTCTAAGTTATACTCAACTGATATTGCCATGTTTTTGTTAAAGTCTTTCCAAGGCAACACATCATTATTCTTTTTTATAAACACACTGTACTTGCTATCATCTTCTAAGATGTCGCAAATAGTATGCCCTCCATAAACCTCTTGGCCTACAGAGTAGTGCATAGCATCGTTTTTATAATCTTTGCCAACACTAATTTTTCTTATCAGCTTCATCGTTTTCTAATTTTTTATATTGACCCGTGGTAACATCAACACTTATTTTGTCGCCGTTACCATATAACACGTCAAGCTTCTTGTGAAACTCTTCAAGCTGTCTTTGTAGATTTACTATAGCTTGTGCTATAACCATCTTTTGTGTTTCTAGTGTACCAAGTCTAAGTTTAGCTTGATTTATGTTAGAAACTCTATCCTGTAATTCTTTTAGTTCGTCTTTTTTTATTTTCATTGTATTAAATTTTATTTTTTATTTTTTGGTTTTCTGCTATCAATAAACCAGTTTTTATACTTATCTCTTTTAGCAGTTATGTACTCAAAGTACTTATCAACTTTTTCTTTCCAGTTTTTATCTATTCTAGGACATATAATTCCTGACTTAGGACTTGAAAAAACTTTGTTGATATAATTTCTTGCATCATGTTTGTTATCAAATAAATGATTACTAACACAATAGAAAGACCCGTAAAATATATTATTCCATACATCAAATGGTTCTATGTCTTTACCTAAAACACTAGCATACACAGCACTTTCACTTAAGTGAGTTGTATATACTTTCTTTGACTTTTGTATATAATAATACATATCCATTTCTCTTGGCAGTACATTTTCCTGTCCGAACAAATCTTTCATCTCACCAATGATTTGATGAGTTGTTATCGGATGCGGTTTAAATAAAACGTTACCCTTATGTACTCTCTGTATGTGCCTCATCTTGTTCAAACAACATCTGTCTTTTAATTTGTTTGAACCTGGAAGTATTACTAAGTAGTCTTTAGCTGGCCACTTTTGGTAGTCATCTAACCTATCTTTATACTTGTTGGCAGTATTATCTGTTATGTTACTTACAAAGTAAGAAGCATAATCTAAAACTTCATGATCTTTATCATGAAACGCATCTGGCAATTGTGCGTCTCTTATCTTGAAGTTCATTGGCTGCAAATAAAAACACGTTGCCAACTCTGTGTATGCCATTGTTTTAAAGTAAGGCATCTCTTCTGCCATCACATCGTAAGCATACTCTATTCCGTTTTCGCTACACTTTCGTATAACATAGCCCTCTACTTGCTCCAAGTAATCGAGCTTATCATTTTTTTGAAGGTGCCCTATTCTTTCTTTCAGAACCTTCCTATTAAACATTTCCATATAATTAAATTAAATTTAAATTTCTTTATATACTATTACACACTTTTAGTGTTTTCTAACTAGAGCTATTGTAGTCTACCCTGTCAGTATTGTAATCTGATCTTACTGTATTGTAAAATGCTATTGTCGTATTAAATGTTGTGGTTGTATTAAACACAGTGTTAGTACTTATAACAGTGTTAGTAGCTCTATTAGTACTGTATGCTGTACTTGTAGCTTTATTAGTTGATACTACAGTTGTTGTACTTCTATTTGTACTATATGTAGTAGTTGTACTTCTATTTGTTGTAGTTGTAGTATTAAACACGGTAACAGTTGCAGTTGTAGTATTAAACGTAGTAGTTGTTGCTGTAGTTGTGTTAAACACCGTGTTAGTTGTTCTATTAGTTGACACTACAGTGTTAGTAGATTTACTCGTTTCATAAGTTGTTGTTGTTGTTCTATTAGTGCTATATGCAGTGCTAGTAGCTTTTTCAGTAACCGTACTTGTATTAAATACTGTGGTTGTATCTCTGTTTGTACTTATAGTAGTTATAAATATCGTAGTTCTTGATGTATTGAAAGTTGTAGTCGTATCAATATTAGTCTCATATGTTGTGCTATATAGCGTTATAGTGTTAGTACTTGTATTAAACGTAGTTGTAGTAGCTGTACTTGTATTAAACGTAGTTACTGTAGCGGTAGTTGTATTAAATACAGTTGTTGTGTTAGTTGATGTATTAAATACAGTATTGGTTGTTCTATTTGTACTGTACGTTGTAGTTGTAGATCTATTTGTTTCATACGTTGTTTCAAACACTGTAGTTGTACTAGTACTTGTATTATACGTGGTTGTTGTAGCTCTTGTAGTATTATACGTTGTAGTAGTATCTCTGTTTGTTGAGTATGTTGTTGTGTACGCCGTTATAGTATTAGTTGAAGTATTAAATGTAGTAGTTGTATCGATATTTGTAGATACCACTGTGCTTGTGGATCTATTTGTACTAACAACAGTGCTAGTTGTTTTTTGCGTAACAGTTGATGTATTAAACACGGTAACAGTAGACGTGCTAGTATTGAATACTGTATTGGTAGTTCTATTAGTGCTATACGTTGTCGTGGTATTAAATGTTGTTGTGGTACTTGTATTAAACGTAGTGGTAGTACTTATAGCTGTATTAAACGTAGTTGTTGTAATAAAAGTAGTTGTAGTACTTGTATTAAATGTTGTTACAGTTGCCGTTGATGTATTAAACGTTGTGGTAGTATTTCTGTTTGTACTGTATGTAGTGGTAGTAGCAAACTGAGTAGTGGTGCTCGTGTTAAACACTGTATTTGTAGTCTTTGTAGTTTCATACGTAGTAGTAGTTGCCCTATTGGTAGATACAGTGGTTGATGTACCAAACGTAGTTGTAGTACTAGTATTAAAAGTAGTTGTCGTACTTCTATTAGTGCTGTATGTAGTTGTAGTATTAAATGTAGTTGTAGTACTAGTATTAAATACAGTTGTTGTACTAGTAGATGTATTAAATGTTGTAGTCGTAGACCTATTGGTAGATATTGTAGTAGTTCTTGACGTTTGCGTTGTAGTCGATGTATTGAATACAGTGTTAGTTGTTTTTGTTGTATTGTATGTAGTAGTCGTAGCTCTGTTTGTACTAATAGTAGTAGTTCTACTAGTTGCTGTAGCTGTTGATGTGTTGAACGTTGTGGTAGTAGCACGGTTAGTAGATATTGTAGTTGTTCTACTAGTTGATGTACTTATAGCTGTATTAAATGTAGTAGTTGTAGATCTATTAGTAGAGTACGTAGTAGTTGTTGCTCTATTAGTTGATACTGTAGTAGTTCTACTTGTGGCCGTTGCTGTAGAGGTATTGAACACAGTAGTAGTAGCTCTGTTAGTGGATACAACAGTATTGGTTGATCTATTTGTAGATATAGTAGTTGTACGCGACGTAGATGTCGTAAACGTAGTTGTTGTTGATCTATTAGTAGATACTGTTGTTGTAGTTGACGTATTAAACGTAGTTGTCGTCGCTCTATTAGTTGATGTAGCTGTAGACGTGTTAAATACAGTCGTTGTGTTTCTATTTGTAGAAGTTCCAAACGTTGTAGTAAAAGTTGTAGTAGTCGTACGATTAGTTGACTTACTAGTATTAAACGTTGTGGTTCTACTAGTATTGAAAGTAGTAGTAGTACTAGTGTTAAAGACAGTAGTAGTATTTCTATTAGTTGAAGTTGCAGTACTAGTATTAAACACAGTTGTAGTATTTCTGTTTGTACTACGTGATGTATTAAACGTAGTGGTAAAAGTTGTGGTAGTAGCTCTGTTTGTGGACACAGTGGTAGTAGTACCGAATGTGGTTGTAGTACTTCTATTTGTGCTTATAGTAGTTGTGCGTGATGTATTAAATGTTGTAGTACGTGATGTATTAAATGTCGTAGTAAAAGTTGTAGTCGTTGTTCTATTTGTACTACGTGATGTAGTTGTATTAAACACTGTATTAGTGCTTCTATTTGTAGATACAGTTGTGGTAGTGCCAAATGTAGTAGTGGTGCTTCTATTAGTAGACGTACTAAAGGTAGTTGTAAATGTAGTCGTAGTAGTTCTGTTGGTTGACTTAGAAGTATTGAATGTTGTAGTTCTGCTAGTATTAAATGTAGTTGTAGTACTGAATGTCGTGGTGGTTGATCTATTAGTTGTGGTTGCAGTACTAGTGTTAAATGTTGTTGTGGTAGACTTTTGAGTTACTGTACTAGTATTGAAAGTTGTGGTAAACACTGTATTGGTAGTTCTATTAGTAGTTGTAGTTCTATTTGTTGACGTACTTCTATTTGTAGACCTAGTAGTTATTGTACTCGTGTTAAACACGGTGTTTGTATTAAACACAGTGTTTGTAGTATAACTTGTAGTAGTGCTAAATACTGTATTTGTAGTTTTGTTTGTTATAGTGCTAGTGTTGAACGTAGTAGTAGTATCGAAATTAGTTGAAACAGCAAGATTAGTTTCAAACGTTGTGGTTCTACTTGTAGATGTACTTCTATTAGTTACAGTACTTGTGTTAAATACTGTTGTTGTATTAAACGTTGTTGTTGTTGAGCTGCTAGTACTTGTGTTTCTATTAGTAGTTGTGGTTGTTGACGTGTTGTAAATAGTATTTGTACTAAACGTAGTAGTTGTAGCAGTTGACGTATTCCACGTGTCGCTTGGATCTTCAAACGCAATACCTATTTGATACAATGCTAAACTACTCTCTTCATAACTTGTTGCAACGCCATTTGATTCAGTAAAACTTGGACCACCACCCGCCCAGCCAGTATATGCAACGGTAAATTCAAAGTGTATGTCTGAACCGTTTGTTCGTTTTGTTGCAGCTGTAATTCTATATGATACGCCGGGAGCTGAATAAGCAGCACCACTAGCATTAAGTATACCAAGAAGTCGCAACCTACCTTTAGCGCCATTAAGAACTGTCGCATTTACAATAGAATCCATAGCGCCTGTGTGATCTGTACCTGTGCCAGCCGCACCATACCTTGAAACAGTAATTTTTGTTGTATCTTTAGGATTACCACTTGGGTTATTTACTCTAAACAACCCATCACCTGGATAGTCACCAGCACCTTGAGCAGTGCTATCATGATCAAAATTATATAGTGGGTCTGTACCTGGTGTAGCAGGAGACCAAAGCACGTGTTCTCTATTTGTGCTAAACAGAGTTGTATAAGATGTTGTTGTATTAAATGTAGTTGTAGTACCTGTAGTTCTGCTAGTAGCTGTACTTCGGTTTGTGCTGAAGGCGGTGGTAGTGTTAAATATAGTTGTACGTGTAGTCTGAGTACTAGTGCTAGTATTGAAGTAGGTTGTAGTATTTCTATTAGTTGTTCTGCTTGTAGATCTACTTGTGCTAAACGTAGTAGTTGTTTGCGTTGGTCTATCTGTACCTAAAGATGTTTGAAAGGTTGTAGTAGTATTAGGCATTGTCTACACCTCCTTCCCCAACAAGTATACCGTTAACAAAGTAATTATAACTAACGCCTAGCTTGCATATTTCATATACAGTATCTGAATCGTCAAAGTCTATTTGTGTTATTTCTATTTCGTTACCAGCAATACCATATAACTTGTCGCCAACGGTTAGTTGATTTACGTTAAACTCACGCCACGCATTATTTCTTTTTGCTATTATAGGTTGGTTGCCAGTAGCTTTTAAATCAGAGTTTATTGTATATATACCTTTTGCTTTCATTATAAAAACATTTTTTTCACCTCTCTGCTTTTCTGATCTATTACCTGCTACGTCTGACGATAATAACTTATCATGCTTTACAACTTGCCACATAGGAATAGAGTCGTTACCATTAACATGTATCGTAGCATCTTGCCTTACTACACCATAACCAGTTGCTGGCTTTTGATTTGTGTATACAGGTAAGTGATATACAGACTTGTTGTAGTATTGATTTGCAGGTGGATTTATATCTACATCGTGAAAAACAATATGTTCGTCTGGCCAATAAAATTTCATCCATGGATCTGTTTTACCGCCACTCCAGTTCCACCAAGATATTCTACTACCTTGCTTTGCTTTTTGTTTTACAAAATATGCAAACCTTGGATGTAAGTCTGCGTCAGCATATGTATCCATTAGTATAACATCATACCTACCAGCCTCTTCTATTAAGCTATACCACCTGTCGTTTACAGCTCTTACTGTTGGATTATTAGAAGCAAACTCAGCAAGTTTTGGTTGTATTTGTGGATGTGTTTCTGCTATTGTATGTGATGCTGGTTTTCTTGCTTGCACAGCTGTAGCTAATATACCCATACCAAAACCACACTCTAAAACATGGTCACCCTCGTTGACACACACCTCTGCCATCTTTTCCATAATAGGCTGTTCCCAACCCATCATAACTTCCCATGTTTCTTGTGCTGTCGGATTAAACCAAACAATATCACCATTATCCCTAACTGTAAGGTCTGCTTTGTGATAATTAATCTGCGTATCCGACGGTTTTTCGTATCCTGACATATTTTTATAATTACATATTTATTTTCTTAGTTACAGCCTCTACTACAACCACCACCGCCACCACCTGACGTGAATGTTGATCTTGACGTTTGAAATATTGTTACAAACGCTGTAAATGTATAGGTTAATGTACTAGTGTTAAATGTCGTGTTAAACGTTGTAGTAAATGTAGTTGTTGTATTGTGAGCAGTCTGATAAGTAGTTGTCGTGTTAAACACTGTTATTTTAGTAGTTTCTGTGGACGTACTAGTGTTAAAAGTAGTAACTGTACTATACGTAGTTGTAGTTGATGTGCTTCTATTAGTAGATGTATTCATTTGTGTTACTGTACCAGTTAACCATGCCATTAGTGTTGACTGTTGGAATACCGTGTTAGTACTTCTACTTGTAGCTGTGTTTCTGTTAGTACTATACACAGTGGTTGTGCTAAAAATAGTAGTAGTATTAAACGTAGTAGTTGTGCTTCTACTTGTAGATGTATTTCTATTAGTAGATCGTATATGTGAAGAGTATTGTGTAGTAGTACTAAACGTTGTTGTTCTACTAGTATTGAACGTAGTTAGAGTATTAAACACTGTGTTAGTTGTTCTATTGGTAGATCTTATATGTGAAGAATACGTAGTAGTAGTATTTCTATTAGTTGACGTACTTCTTGATTCAGTTGTATTTTTATTTGTAGACGTATTTCTGTTTGTAGATCGTATATGTGATGAATACGTAGTATTAAAAATTGTAGTTGTATTGAACGTTGTGGTGGTTGAAAAAACTGTTGTAGTGTTACGGTTAGTACTTCTTGACGTATTAAATGTTGTAGTATAAGCTGTGGTAGTAGCTCTGTTAGTTGACACTACTGTGTTTGTAGTAAATGTAGTTGTAGTTGATCTGCTAGTAGCTGTACTTCTACTAGTATTAAATGTGGTGGTTCTACTAGTATTGAACGTTGTAGTAAATGTTGTTGTTGTTGTTCTGTTTGTAGACCTACTTGTATTAGTAGTAAACACAGTTGTGGTAGATTTAGATGTTTGCGTTGTGGTACTAGTGTTAAATGTTGTGGTGGTATTTCTATTAGTAGATGTAGAGAACGTAGTTGTAAATGTAGTTGTAGTAGTACGATTAGTAGATTTACTTGTGTTAAATGTAGTTGTTCTAGATGTATTAAAAGTGGTTGTTGTACTTGTATTAAATGTAGTTGTTGTAGATCTACTGGTCTGTGTAGTTGTGCTCGTATTAAACGTAGTAGTAGTAGCTCTATTAGTGCTTCTACTAGTAGGGAAAGTTGTTGTAAACACCGTATTAGTTGTTCTGTTTGTACTATACGTTGTTGTTGTGCTAAACACAGTGTTTGTAGTTCTATTAGTACTTATAGTTGTAGTTCTTGAAGTGTTAAACGTAGTTGTTCTACTTGTTTCAAATGTTGTTGTGAATGTTGTAGTAGTTGTTCTATTAGTAGAACGTGACGTACTAGTAGTAAATACAGTATTAGTAGTTCTATTGGTACTATATGTAGTGGTTGTATTAAATACAGTTGTAGTTGACCTGTTAGTACTAATAGTTGTAGTTGTACTTGTATTAAATACAGTAGTAGTTGATTTACTTGTATTGGTACTGAACACGGTGGTAGTAGATGTGTTAAATACTGTTACGGTAGCGGTTGACGTATTAAAAGTAGTTGTAGTTGCTCTATTAGTAGAGTATGTAGTAGTAGTATTAAACGTAGTAGTGGTAGACGTATTAAAAGTAGTAGTTGTGTTAGTACTAGTATTAAAGGTTGTAGTTGTTGCTCTATTAGTACTATATGTAGTTGTTGTATTAAACGTTGTAGTGGTAGAAGTATTAAACGTAGTGGTAGTTGACCTATTA